CAGCAGATATATCGTATGAATCACATCCAAATGACCCAAGATGTTCATTTCCGGGGTAGTTAATTCCATTACGTACATGAACATTGTTTTGCATGTGTTTAGGTGGTGCCCAGCTCATAGTAAATCTACCTCTTTGGTCGGGAGTCCAAATCACCTGAGTATCCTTAATCCCATCCTTCCATGAGAAAGAACCTCTAGTAATGTAGTGCTCCTTAATCATTGAGTCGTTGTAATCAATCTGCTGATATATCTTGGTCAGGTTAAATATGGATGACTTGCTCTCGTCTCTAAATGCGTGCGACTCTGTGCGTGGAAACTGACGATAGAATTCATTCAATGCATCTGCATCACTCTTTAATGAATCAACCTCAGCGTCCCAATAGTCTATTGCACCGTTCTTAATTAGATTGCCGTCAACGCCTTTTACAGGAGCTGTGGGCTTCTTAAATACAGGATGACCATAGATGTCAATGAAGCCCTCCATGTTCCACTCCATAGGGATAAACAGGGCATAGAGCCCGCTCTTAGTTTGACCGTTAGCGTTCCTGTATTTTACGTTTGAGTCTTCGTAAATGTCTTTATAGTTCTGTCCACCTTTTGAAAGCGCATTGGACGTTGAGCCCATCATGCACTTGCCAATAATCTTACTGCCTAATCGTAGACAGGTCTTGGTTACACGCCAATTCTCTTTGATGTTTACAGGCTTAGTCCATTTTGCAGATTCGTCATGAGCCAAGAATAATAGCTTCTCGCCATCATAAGAGTTGTCTTCAGTGTTCTTCCAGTCTATTGATGTATCAAGTCCATCGACATCAGTATCGTCAGTCTCGTACATATTCTTTTTAGTAATCTTTGCTGCCGGAACTCTGTATGCCAACTCAGTCTTTGGCTTGTCCATGCCATCCATGATGGGCTTAAAGAAGAACGGAAGACGGCTATTAATTGGTACCACCTTGTCGGTAAACATCTTCTTTGCATCAGCACCTGTCTTTGACAAGATGCCTATACGTGCATCCCGGGCAAGAGTACCTATGTTCACACACTCAGATGATGACATAAAAGAGAATCCTGAACGTCTAATCTTTAGGTATATCATGCCAAAACTTCTATTGTCGGCTCTGCAAGCTTCCCAGAATATCCAGTAGATTCGATTTGCTTCACGGAAGTCGGGGTATCCAATGTCAATGCTAGACCACTGTAGATACATATAATGGGAGCCTGTGATGTAGGTTTTTACTCCATTGTTCATGAACCAATAACCTTGCTCTCTACGGTCAAACTCCTGCTCAATATAATCCACCCACTGGTCTTTAAACTCCTTTGGCTTTTCATTCCATTGGAATATAGACTGAATCCTAAATAATTCTCTTGGCAATTCATTTCTCTCCCAGTGCTGCTCAGATTTAGATGCGTGTCTTTCAAAACATTTATCAGGTGTAGGCGGAAGGGCAATTTTCAAACCTGATATCTCTACAACCTGTCCTATCTTGCCGCTCTTAGATATCACAATGACATCGTACTGCTCGTTATACCCGTACAGCCAAGACATCACTCTATTCTTATTAGAGATAACTGCAGGAGGAATGTAATCCTTTACTACCCTACACAGACTATTGTTTTGACCTTCGCTCTGCAAACCCTTGTTTGGTATCTGTTCTACTTATGCCTTTGTCAATTGAATCTAAGTTCTCCTTCTCCGACTCTATTCTGTTTAGAATCTCAAAGGCATCGAATATAGCTAACTTTTTGGTGGCGGCTGCATTCTTTAATCTGTCAGCAGCAAGCTCACCTTCCTCATCCTTACTTTTTACTACGGTCTCTTCAGCAACCTTGATTAATTCATCAACGGCCTTATATCCTGCAGCAATAATTCTTAGCTTTATTTCTTTGATATCTTTCATCACTTAGACTTTAAGAACGCAACCTGAATTAATCTAGCTGACTCCTCTTCTCCAAAGTTTTCAAATATGTTTCTGGAGTGCAATAGGTTTGATTCAAACGCAACCATACGATTGAATTTAGAATAGACCCTGATTAGCGGCTTCTTCTCTTCATCGTATATTGTTGTTCCGTCTTCACTTGGAGACTCCTCATTCAAATACAGTATGCAGGTTAGGTCCCCCATCATTTCATCACTATGGATAAAGTTAGGTTCCTGCTGATTCAATGGGGACTTCCTTACGAAGTTAAGCTCTACCTTATAATCAGGAAATAGTTTAGATACAAATTTGGCAAAGTCATCGTTGTCTCCTCTAGGCTGTATGTTTCTGAATATGTGCTGCTTATCGGCCACGTCCTGAAAACCGTGTAGGTGAATGTCTGATACATAATCTTTTGGATTTTCTAATACGTTATCAAATGTGATTAAGCTCATAATCTGATTGTTATTTGATGGTCATACATCCGATAAAGCTTCTCCTCATCCACAGTAAACTCATATTCACTGTCAGGGCTAAAGCAAACCGTGTCTCCAGCTTTAATGCCTTGAGTTAAGAGGTACTCATTTGGGTACTTCATAATACCCATGAGAGGCTCTTCACTGAAAGGCTTTTTGATATAGCTTTCTGTAGCTGCTATTGGCTTGACAAAGCAGTAGCGGTCATAGGCGTTCCAGTTACCGTTCTGCTTGTACATAAAGAACTGCTCAGTTTCTATAAAAAATAAATCATCCTTAAAGAATGACTTACCACTTTTCTGACGACCCTTTATGTCGTTATAAAACTTAAAAACATTGTGATGAACTAGTAGGGTATCTCCAATTTCAATTGGGCCCTTGTATTGCAATGGAAGCTCAACGACTTCTGCAAACCGATTGGAGAACTTGTGGTCCTCTTCAGAGGTACTAACAATAAAATCAATCCCTCCTATCTCTTTTGTGTTATCGTACCGCTTTCCATTCACAGGTTTTGCTATGAAATAGAACGGAGACCTCATTAGATATTTATGTTATATTCAATAGAAATGGGAATAGTAGAGGTGAACTCCTTCCAGAGTACCACCTCTAACTTGTCGTTTATAATGAAGATTTGAATAGAATTCTTATCAGAGTTGACCCTGATTAAATGGATTTCGTTGCTATCACCTAGAACCTTCTGCCCAATAATGTAGTGCATAGCACCACCTTTGTAGTCAGGCCCTATTGATATTTTACGAATTTCCATTACAGTTCTTCTTCCTGCTCTTCAATAAATGGAATCCCTGTAGTCCAATCCTTGAGGAATAAAAATCCCTCTAGACCATTTGTATTGATAACTTCAATAGGCTTGAAATCAAATTCTTTCTCATTCAGGTCTTGAATGTTTTTGGTCAAGTTTTTAAGCCCTTCCTTATTGAATTTGTATTCTCCCTTTTCGTCTAACAGCAAGATGCCCTTGTCGTCAGTTGCCGCGTTGTCCAATCGAAACTCATCACGCTGAGCGCCATAGGCCTCATGATGAGCCTTGAACTTCTCGTAGATTTTAAAGAGCTTCTTCTGGATTTTTGTTTCCTGACCACCAATGACTGCATTGATTGAACCCACTAGGAGGTTGAGGTCCTTGTACTTTTTCTTGATTTCCATATTTAATTTGATTTAAGTTTCGTAAAGCTAAACAATCTCTCCTTCTTCTGCAATAACCTCTTCAACTTCAGGAGTCGGTGTAGGCTCAGGAGATGGTGGTACAGGTGGGACATAGTCACCAGTGATGGTTAGGTTCAGCTGTGCTGCCACCCAACTCCATGCATACGCATCCACTTCCCATTGAGTGTATGCTTCACCAGTCATGCTCAAGTTTCCTTGTGCCACTTGTTGAGATACATTACCATCAGCTGTTTGAGATAGTAGTTGATAATAGAATGTCGCACTTGTTCCTAGTGTAACATTTACAGCGTAAGCGTTTAAGATAGTTGCCTCTACTGTTTGTCCGTTGTCCCAGATTGCTACTGGAGAAATTGTTTTCATACGTTTTTAAGTTTATCTATTTGTTCTTGTTGTTCTTGAATGGCTTTGACTAAGACTGGGATTAAATCTTGATAATTTAAACCTAAACTCTCCTCTTTATTTTCATTTTTTATTTTAAACACTGCTTCAGGATATACTTTTTCTATATCTTGTGCAATTAAAAATAATCTTCTTTTATATTCATCATCAGTTTTATATTTGCCAATAACTGTTCTGACTTGAGATAATTTATAACAAGCATTTTCTATTGGCTCAATTATATCTTTTGAATTTTCATCAGATAATGAACCCCAAGAAGTTCCTCCAGCTGATAATACAACCCCATTTGTATTGGATATTATTCTTATGTCACATGATGTCCCTCCATTTGCTACAATATAATTTGCATTATTTCTACTAAAAAATACTTCAGCACCTGAACTTCCAAGAGTTAAATCAGCAAGTGTTCCTTTTTTTATAATATCCCCCCCCGAAGTGATGCGCATTCGTTCAATAGGGTCAGTTGCTGCTGCTCTTGTATAGAATGCTAAATAACCAGAGAGATTATTGATTGTAGCATTTTCTTTTTTACCAGCAATTACTGCAAATTCTGTACTAGCAGAGCCATTAAATAAACCTCCAAATCCAATCGTTCCTCCAATATCTGCACCATAAGCATTTGTTGTATGAAGATTAATGTTTGCAGCTGCACCATTTGTGACTATACTATTAGGCCCCTTAATTGTAGTAGCAATACATTCAATCCTTAAATTTTTATAATTAGCAGCAGCTCCATCTAATGCTTGTATTATTGGTCCATCAGCAGCTGTCAAATATGTATATACTTGCAACATCCCTGATGCACTTTTAATTTGAGATACTATTGCATTGTCAGCTCCAAGTACTTGTAATTTACCAGATGCGTCTGAAGGCGTTCCAATCAGCACGTTGCCGTTTGGCATTACAACATTACCATTATTTAATACATAAAATAAATTAGTTGATGCACTATTTTGTGCTAATATTGTTGAATCACCACTTGATGTACTGCTGCCTTTTACCCAAAATCTATTTCCTGAAGTTGGAGTAACATTTATTCCAACATCACCGCCTGAGGTAATGCGCATTCTTTCTAAATGGCCACCCGTATTATTATGGGTTGCGAATGTCATGTATCCACTTACATTTCCTGCTGTTCCACTTTCGTTTCTTCCTGAAATAGAAGCATAGCCATATTTAGTAGCACCTGTGAAGATACCACCCATCATGATTTTTGCACCTTTATCAGCAGCAGGTCCATCAGTAGTAAACACATAAAGATTGCCCGCATCAGCAGTTGAATCAGGAATATTAGGACTTGAAAAGGTAGCTGCGCCTGTGGAGGCTATGTAAAAAGGTGTTCTAGACCCATCACTTCCTTGCTGAATAATACTGAATTCAGTTTGTGGACTAGATAATGGAACGCTAGTTCTTTGAACAGTTATCCCATTCCAACCTAATAATAAATTTTGACTAGAATCATCAGTTCCCCTTGCTACTATTAATCTAGTTGCAATAGTTGAACCTCCATTCAAAGTTAATTGATTTGCAGATGCAGAAGTAAATGTAGCACTAGTCCCATTCAAAGCACCTGTCAAAGTTACTGCACCTGTACCTGTAATGGTAACTCTAGTACCTCCACCTCCGCCTACATTTGTTCCAAAAGTGATGGGTGTATTCCCTTGAGAATTTATGTCAAAAGATGTAGGGCTAGCTTGAATTGTATTATATGCTCCACCTCCTGTATTTGCTCCAAATCTTATTTGGCTTACATTGTCTGAAGTCCTTCCATTTAATAAAACACCAACTGCATTCGCTGGAGTGTTTAATGTAGCACTAACTGCTATTAAATCCCCGCTAAACGTAGCAGTAGTGCCATTCAAAGGACCTGTCAAAGTTCCACCTGCTAGGGGAAGGTATGCAGCTAAAGCAGCCGTTGATGCCTTGTTATTAAAAGTTGTCCAATCTGCCGAACTTAAAGCACCTCTATTGCTTGCACTTGCCGTAGGCACGTTTAGCGTTATTACAGGAGTTGTAGTGCCTGTTGCAACTGTACTTGATAGGTCTGTACCTGTTGTGCCTAGAGTTAAAGCAGCCACACTTGTAACTGTTCCTACTCCAGACCCTCCAACAAGAGCTACAGTTCCTGATGAACTTGGGAAAGTATATGTTCTGCCGGTGCCCGAATTGTTAAATGCAAATTCACAATAGCCTTTACTGTTGCCAGAAAAATATAAATTATTATTCCCATTGAATCCTAAGAAATTTGAACCAAAACTAACTATGCCAGCCCCACTAACATTTTTTAAATTCGTTGGTAATGCAGTGCCTACTTGTGCTACTTCTACTCCATCATTGGCATATATTATCCCTGCAACGCCTATAGCACCAAGTGAATATAAGTCAAAGTAGTTTATTAATTCCGATGTCCCCGTATTCTTGCTCATTAGTTGATGTTGTTTTTGTCTAACTTTGCTTGCAATTCTTGTATTGCCTTGATAAGCATAGGTACAAAGACCGAATATTTTACTGACTTTGTAGTAGTTCCTAAATCATTCCCATCTTTATCTCTATCGGGAGATTCATCAATCATTGCAGGGAATATCTCTTCTAGTTCTTGAGCAATTACCCCTATTTGCTTAGTTTCTTCGCCTATCAAATTGTAGTTTCTTACCTTGACTTTTAAAAGGTCATCAAGTTTAGGGCTAGCATCTGTGATGTTTTCTTTTAGTTTAATATCTGATAAAGCACCGTAAGCATTATTTACATTTTGAATATTCCCATTAGAATATATCTTAATTCTATCTGAGCCTCCTGATTGATAATAACCTCGAAAAAAGTAATAATCTGTTGAACTTGAATCTAAATTAATTAGTAATCCATCACCAGATGCATTACTATTTAACATATAAGCAATAATTGTTGCAGCTGTATTTTTAAATTGGTAATAAGGGCTACCCGAAGCAATGTAATTTCCATCATTACTAGCATGCAAGTATCCCCCCGAAGTAATGCGCATTCGTTCGGTTGTCCCACCTGTATAAAATCTAATTAAACCTGAGGCATTTGTGGCAGCTATACTTATTCCAGATGAAGTTGTTCCATCTAAAGCTAATGCTCCAGCAATATATGGGCCTGTTGTAGCATATGAATTTGCAAGGGTATATATAACATTTGACGCAGTACCTGCATTTAATGCAAGATAAGAATATAAATTAGCTTGAAAACCTGTAAGTGTAATTGATGGATTAGCTCCAGTTACTGATATTGCATTACCTGCAAAGGTAGCTGCGCCTGTGGAGGCTATTGTGAGTTTTGGAGAAACTCCAGAACCTGCATAAATATATGTTGCTCCAGTTACCGAACCTAGTAATTGGTCATTGCCATCGGTTAATAAATAGTAAGTATTTAATTTTAAATATTCAGAGGTTCCAGTTCTATTTAATCTCATTTCGCCTGAACCTAGATTAAAGGTAGCTGCGCCTGTGGAGGCTATGGTTAAATACCTTGACCCTAACCCATAATTATAAACATTAAAACTGTTATCTCCAGCTCCAAAGTTTGTCCCTATAGCCCATTTACTTGTACCACTTTCTTGAGTAACAATACCGCTTGCCCTATTGTTACTTGTTGCGTTACAATATGTTATTGGATTTAAGGAATTTATAATTAAATCTCCAGTAAAGGTAGCTGCGCCTGTGGAGGCTATTGATAATCTTTTTGTAGTTGTTCCACCTGTTGAAAAAAATAAATCTGCTTCTGATGCAAGACCAATACTATAATCTACTCCAGAACCAAGCCATTGATTATAAGTATATAAGCCTCCCCTTGCTACTGATGCTTGTGTTATTCTATATATACTTGTTGTTGTCACCAAATCATTAAAAGTAACCGCACCACTAAACCGCCCAGTTCCGTTAACGTCTAGCTTATAGCCAGCATTTGATGGTGATGAGCCAATGAATGTATTTCCGTCTGAAAAAATAGTAACTCTTGGATTGTTACCTATAAAGAATCCCATTGAATCATTTGCATGGTCAAACTTTATATATCCTGCATAAGCACCTCCACCTGTTGTAGCATCTGCAAAGTTTAAACCTCCATAAGTAGAACTATTTGTGTAAATAGTAATTC